CGCGAGCATATGGCTAGGCAAAACTCAGGAAGTTTAGGGTGAGCAGGAAAGGTGTCGGCGGCAGGCCACCAAAACCAGCGAAAGACCACATAGAAGACGGCACTTATAGGAAGGATCGTCACGGATCTCGCACGGAATTGCACGTCGATCCGGCTAGGCTCAAATGTCCATTTCCAAAAGCTACGGAAGAGTATGCAGCATGGATGAGGATTGTCACCACGCTGCCTGCCGAACACATCACACACTTAGATTTCGACAAGTTGAAAGTGTACTGCGATGCCTGGGGGCAGTATTGCCGAGTGTGGCCGCAGTTTGTCGCCGATCCACTGGACAAAGACATTCGAATTACTGCACTTGCACTCGCGGACAAAGTAATAGTGCTTGGCAAAGAGTTTGGCACGTCTCCACTGGCTCGAATGACGCTGAAGATGCCAGCGGAAGAAAAAGAAGAACAAGATCCATTGGTTGAACTGATAAACAGAAAAAAGGACCGTAGTTGAGCGAAATTGCCGATCCGCTTGAAGCGGTGGAATCCTACTGCGAAGGCGTAATGTCAGGCGAGATTCCCGCCGGCAAGTATGTACGCTTGGCTGTAGAGCGGCATCTCAATGATCTACAGCGGCAACGAACCGAAAACTTTCCTTATTACTTCGACGAAGAGGAAGCTTCGGACGCTTGCTTGTTTTTTCCAGTCGCATTTCGTCATGCCAAGTCTAAGTGGGCTGGGAAGCCTTTTGAACTATCGCCGTGGCAAATGTTCTGCAATGCATGTTTGCTTGGCTGGAAGCGTTTGGATGGAACTAGACGCTTTCGCCGAGCCCACGTATCGGTTGCACGAAAGAACGGCAAGACTACTTGGTGCGGTGGTCTAGCTATCTATCTTGGATTTGCTGACAACGAGGCAGCGGCAGAAGTCTACATCGGTGCCACCAAGATCGATCAGGCTCGATTGCTGTTCCGTGATTCCGAATCAATGGTGCGTCAGTCGCCGGCACTAATGAAACACGCAAAGCTTCTTAAAGACAACGTTAGCTTTCCCGGTGTTTCGTCGTTCATCCGTCCTCTTGGATCTGATAAGCCTTTCGATGGCTTGAACCCTCATGCTGTATTTTTCGATGAGCTTCACGCATGGAAAGAACTCCATCGTCCGTTTTATGACACCATGCGAACTGGTTCTGGTGCTCGTCCACAGCCGCTGATCTGCACCATTACCACCGCTGGCGATGACCGATCGCAATTGTGGAAAGAAGAGACTGGCTACATCAAGAATACATTGGACGGAGTAATAAACGACGAATCGATATTTGGGTTTATTGCGACAATCGACGAAGAGGATGATCCGCTAGACCCGGAGTGCTGGATCAAAGCAAATCCAAATCTTGGCGTCAGCGTTGGCCACGAATATCTAGAGGAAATGGCGAAAGAGGCTCGTCATGACTTCGTAAGCATGAATCGGTTTAAGAGGTACCATTGCAACATCATGGTTAGCAGCTCGGAGCGTGCTATCGATCCAGTGCTGTGGGCCAATGCTTGTGATGATTTGAGCGACTGGCGAGACGCAGACGCTGTTGGTGCGGGTTTTGACCTCGGGGGCCGCGATGACCTTGCCGCGTTTGCTTTGTGTGCTCGATTTTTGGACGGTGAGACAGAAGAGGGCCAGCCGATTTACCGCTACGAGCTACGGCAAAAGTCGTACATGGCGGAAGATACAAAGCGAAATCTCGCCGAAGAACCGATTGCGTCATTCATTGCACAAGGATTGTTGCCTATCGAAAAACATGCAATCCAGAGGCTTCGTGACGATTTAATTGGTGAGTGTGAGAAATACGGAATCGAGTATATTGCATATGATCCGTACCAAGCCATGCAATTGGCAGCAGATTTAGAAGAAAATGGGCTAAAACCTGTTAAAATGCCGCAGAATTACGCTCAGTTTAATGAGCCTATCCGTTCCTTTTTGGCTGATTTGCACGAACATAGAATCGCCCACGAAGGCGATTCAATACTGACTTGGTGTGCTGGCAACGCTGTGGTGGTGCAGGATCGTAGCGAAAAGTGGATGTTTGACAAAGCACAGAGCAAGCAAAAGATTGATCCGCTCGTTGCGTCAATCATGGCTTATCGTGCGGCAAGACTTGCACCGGCTGCTTTTCGCGGTCCGGCGTTTTTTGTTTGAGGTAATGGATTATGTTGAGCCTGCGAAACGCTACTAGCTGGTTGTCTGACTTGCTATTTGGCGAAGCCTCAGACAAGTATGTTACGCCAGAAACGGCGATTAAGTATCCGCCTATCTGGTACGCAGTGAGTAAGATCAGCGGGCACATTGGACAGTTGCCGCTCACTCTTTACCGTCGATCTGCTGATGGTCGAGGTGCAGAACCTGCGTCGAATCATCCTGTCTACAAGTTGCTGAAAGTTTCGCCGAACAGTTGGCAAACTCCGGTAGTCTTCAAGCAGACCATGCAAGCTCATGCATTGCTTTGGGGCAACGCTTATGCGTTCATCCGAAAAGAAGGCAACAGGCCGGTAGAATTAATTCCGCTGTACCCTGGACGCACGGCACCAGAACTACAGCAGGGAATCAAGACCTACGTTCACCTTCCGCATAATGGCGATGACGCGATCATGCAGTATCGCCAGCCTGACGAACGCGGCGGATACATCACGTTCCAAGACTACGAAATCTACCATTTGCCAGGTCTTGGCTTCGATGGCTATGCAGGTAAGTCGCTTTGGAAGGTTGCAAGCGACTCCTGGGATATCGGTTTGCAATCGGATCAGCGAATCAGGTTTGGATTCAAAAAAGGCTTCAAGGCCGCGATGCTGCTAGAGGCTCCGGTTGAGGCGTTTCGGACGCCGGAAGAGGCGAAGCAGTTCATTGACAACTTCAACGCCTACCATTCAGGCAGCGAGAACGCGGACAAAGCTGGACTGCTGACAAGAGGCATTAAAGCCAACGTCACGCAAATGAACAGCCAAGAATCACAAATGGTCGAGCATCGCCGATACCAACGGCAGGATGCGGCTTTGTGGTTTTTACTGGAATCGATCCTTGGCGATGATTCCTCTGTTTCCTATAACTCGCTGGAGCAGAAAAACTTGGCTTACCTATCCAACTGCCTGATGCCTTGGCTTGTGAAGTGGGAAGAAGAAGTCAACCGCAAACTTCTTTCCACGCAAAGCAACCTGTATTACGCCAAATTCAACACGGCTGCATTGTTGCGAGCCGATTACAAGACAACGATTGAGTCCCTTGGAATTGCCATCACTCAGCGGATCATGTCGCCGAATGAAGCTCGCCAAAAGCTTGACATGAATCCTTACGACGGCGGTGACGAGTTTGCCAACCCAGCAATTACGCCAGGTCCAGCAGGCGGCGAGTCGGAAGACGACGAGGACAACGAATTAGAAGACGAAGCACAGCCAGAGGAAGAATCGCCACAAGATCGGATTGTCCGCGAACGCATCGCACACATGATAGGCGTTGAAGCGAAGCGAGTTGTTATGTTGACAAGCAACAGCAACTTCCTAGACGCGATCGACAAGTTCTACGGCAAATGGATTGACACATTCGGCTGTGTGCTTCGCGAAGCCGGCGTCAATGCGGAAATGGCTGTCGAGCACTGCGAACAGTCCAAGCAAATGCTGTTTGAGTGTGCGGATCGGGCAACGACAAACGATCAATTGCGTGAGCATGTTGAGTCGTGCGTGAAAGACTGGAAGGATAGATCTGGAGAATTGCTTTGTCAGCGTGCATAACTAACGACTACTTCATTGCCTGTGATCCGGCATTTGCTTGGCTAGAAAGTAAGCGAGACGGCTGGCAATTCGGCGAACAAGGGCTGATTGACGCAATCACAAAAGTCATATTGCCAGCTTTGAAGGTTGCAGTCGAAATTGGTGCAGGCGATGGAGTCGAACTGCCGTTAACGTGCCAAAGGCTTGTTGGTCGCGGCTGGAAGGTGATTGCATACGAGGAAGACGAAGAAAAACGAAGCAAATTGGCGTCTCTGTTTTCAGAGATTGATGTCTGTGGAGCCTACACGTTTAGCCGCATACCTGATTGTTCCGTCTTAGTGATCGATATTGATGGTGCAGATTGCATTGCCATGGCTACTGCGTTGGAATCGTGCGTGCCAAACTTGTTAATTGTCGAGAATTACGACGTGGCTGGTCCGTACGTCACAGCCGGCCGACATTCGTTTGATGAGCCGGTGCCCGAATGGTTGCTAGGTATGCCGCTTGGCATCCCACAAGGCCAATACTTCAAGATACAAGCACCGGCGGAACACTTAGACGAAATTGCGGCGGCTCACGGCATGGTGCCAGTGTGTCGCACGCGAGTCAATAGTTTTTATGTACCTGCCGCAATCGCAGAGGAATTGCGAAATGTTTGATTTTGATGCTGCCACTGGCGAAATGTTCATTTATGACGACATTGGACCGGCATGGATGGGAATGATCGACGCTTCGACCGTGATCGGTGCGATGCGGGATTACAACGGCCGGCTGACCATTCGCATTAACTCGGCTGGCGGGTCGGTCGATGAGGCGATTGCTATTTACAACGCTTTGGAGCGTCACAGTGGCGGCGTGGACGTTGCGATTGATTCGCTGGCAGCATCGGCAGCGTCGTACATCGCAATGGTCGGCGAAAAAGTGACGATTGCAGACGGCGGCATGTTGATGATTCATTCGCCGTGGACCATTGCCATTGGAAACAGTACGGAACTTCGCAAAACTGCTGACGTACTCGATAAGTACGAGGAACGCATCAAAAACGGCTACAAGAAACGCATGGGATTGGAAGACGAAGAAATCACTGCGTTGCTTGCCGAAGAGACTTGGTACAATGCTGCGGAGGCGATTGCGGCAGGATTGGCAGACGAAAGTGGAAACTATGCGGTTGAGCCAGTCGCAGTTGCTGAAGGGCGGTTTGCGAAAACTCCGAAAAGCTTGCTTGAAGGTAGGCAAGCTGGAAGCAGAACACCTTACAACCGTAGTTTAATTGACGCACGGTTGCGGCTCGCTAAACTCAAGTAGAAATCGCTCGGCTAGCAAGAAGCCACTTGTTAGCCGAGCTAACCACCCTAGAAATTCGAGGTTTCTAAAATGGCTAATAAAAATTTTACAAAGTTCAGTGATGAAGCGGAACTGTTGTCCGAAATGCTAATAGAACAGCAATGGGAGTTTTGGCAACATATACTTGAGCCTTATTTAGCTTTTCGATTTTCGGTCGATGCTGAAGTGCGTGTGATCCGTGAATCTTGCTTCATTGATATAACTGACCTTAGAGGCAACCAAATGCCAGTAGTCGCGTCGGACATGGCAGACTTTGTACTTTCACTCAGGTATGGGCCTCAGCGTGAAGATTTTGGAAAGCCATTATTTACCGAATGCTCGGTTAGCGGCGAGGTGTGTTATAAAAAACAATAGTTGACAACCTAAAACATAACGCTACAAATAAGACTGACACACGACTAAATCGAGTCTTCTCTGTTTAGCTCTTTAGCGGCAGGAACTCGCTGGTCCCTTTGTTTTGCGACAAAAGGACGGCAGTTTCGCCGCTTTTTTTATTGGTACCTGCCGTCTAACACTTAGATCGGTAGGATGCAATGAAAAACCTGGAACAGCTACGGAAAGAGCGAGCCGAGCTGATCGCAAAAGCAGAAGCGATCAGCATTCTCGCACAAGAAGAAGACAGAGAGCTAACCTCTGACGAAACCTCGACTCTTGATGAGATCCTTGGTAAAGGCGACAAGCCTGGTTTGATTGCCAAGATCGACGAAAAGATTGACCAAGCCAAGCGGCTTGAGCAAATCATGGCTCGCACCAATCAAGAGCGAGCGGCAAGCCGTCGTCAATTCATGGATGATGAGATTTCTGAGCCATCGGCAAAGAAGATCATTGTCCCGGCACAAGCACGCCGCAAGCCAAAGTTCTTCGACACGATGGAAGACGCTTACGCCAGCGGCCAATTCTTGGCGGCAACGCTGTGCAACAGCAAGAAAAGCCGGCAATGGTGTGAGGAGCACGGTATTCTTGCCGCTCATTCGACTTTTGACAATGAAAAGGGCGGCTTTGCCGTTCCAGATGCGATGGAAAATTCCATCATTCGCATCGTCGAAGAGCGTGGCGTTTTTCGTCAGAACGCAATGGTCTATCCAATGTCGGCTCCGCAAATCTTCTTCCCGCGAAGAACCGGCGGATTCTCATACTATTGGGGTGGCGAAGGCAGCACTCTCACCAGCAGCGATCTGACTCTGAATCAGGCTCAGTTGCTTGCCAAAAAGCTGTACGTCTACACCACGCTTTCGAGCGAAATTGCCGAAGATGCGATCCCAGCTCTTGCTGATCTGATCGTGCAGGAAATCGCTTACGCGATGGCGACCGCAGAGGATGAATCTGGTTTCAACGGCGATGGAACTTCGACATACGGCGGCATCGTCGGGTTGAAGAACGCTTTGGCCGCTGGGTCGATTCAAGACGCAGTTTCGGGCAACGATTCGGCTCTTGAATTGGATCTTGCAGACTTTGAGGCGACTGTTGGCAAGTTGCCACAGTTCCCTGGCATGAGTCCAGCCTGGTATGTCAACAGTGCTGTTTACTGGGCTTCGATGGCTCGATTGATGGATGCTGCTGGTGGCAACAACGTTGCCGATCTTGGCAGCGGTCCACAGTTGCAGTTCCTCGGATTCCCTGTCCGATTCACGCAAGTTCTGCCGAGTACGACCGGAACGCTTGCCAGCACTATCGTCGCTTACTTCGGCGATCTGCGAATGGCGGCAACGCTGGGAACTCGCCGAGGCGTCACCGTGCTGACCGACGAAAGTGTTTTGTTTGCTTCGGATCAGATTGCGATCCGTGCAACGCAGCGGCTCGACATCAACGTTCACGAGCGTGGCACAGCAACCGCCGCTGGTCCGCTCGTGGCATTGAAGACTGCTGCCTAATTCACCGCTCGTCTCCCCCGCGAGCGATAACCGAGGCTAGGGAGTCGCCAACGCTCCCTAGCCTCCTATAAACGCGAAACCTAATAGCTAGGAATCTATAAAGATGAAACATTTGCAAGCTACCTCGGCAAGTCTTGTACTTGCACCTGTGACGGCGGCAACAACCGCTCGCACAGCAAACATTGACATGCAAGGTGTCGACTACGCGACCGTGCAAGTCATCCTTGGTGCTGAGTTAAACACCAACAGCACCAACGTGGCGATCCAGTTCAGCGAGTCGGACGATACGGTTGTGACTAACTTCGCAACCTTCAACGCCGATCTGAACTACACCGTCGACAACACCGCCGCAACAGTTGCAGTCAGCCACTTGGACGCTCGCAGCCGCAAGCGTTACGTGCGTTTGACTGTCACACCGGACACGACAACTAACGGAGCTGTTTTGAGTGCAGCAACCGCTTTGGTCGTCAAGGAAGTTGCGGAAGCCGATTCCGCCAAAAGTAACACGGTTGTAGCGTAATTATCACTTCGCGGGGGAAGGCGACAGGTGGAACAAAAGCAAATCAAGATCAGTGCGTTTATGACGGCTCCACGTTATGAGAATACGTGGACCAGAAACTACATCGAAATTGCACTACGCCAGGCTGGAATACCGCTCGCTGTATCGGGAGGCGTATTTTACGGCCAATGTATGCAGATGATGTTTGAGCGTGCGATCGAGGAAGGCGTGGATGTCGGATTGACGGTCGATTTCGATTCGGTGTTTACGAAAAACCATATTGATCTGCTGCTGAGTCGACTGTGCTTTAACGATAACATAGACGCGGTGGCATCAATGCAATGCCGGCGAGGTGGAAAGACTCCGCTTGCCAGCACTGGAGAGCATAAGCGAGTCGACACTGATGGTGAGCCGATAAAGGTGCGAACCGCACACTTCGGCTTGACCGCGATCGACATGCACAAATTGAAAGACGTTCCTAAGCCTTGGTTTTGGTCACAGCCAGACGAAAAAGGCGAATGGACAGACAACAAAACGGATGATGACATTTGGTTTTGGCGTCAGTGGGAAAAAGCTGGAAACAGTGTTTACCTAGACACCACGTGCCGCATTGGCCACTTAGAAGAAGTGGTGACGCATTTTGTTGAGGTCGACGGGGAATACCAAGCGATCCACAGTTATCCGAAAGACTGGGTTGGCCAACATGCTAGTAATGTTTGAACGCGACTGGAGACGGTTCAAGAAAGCCGAAATCAATGAGCTACCAAAACCTATCGCGAACGTACTCCTCAGACGACGCATTGTTACGTTGGCGAGCGAACCAGCCGATCCGATCGGTGTTGGTGAGCCAGACGGGCAGCGAACCAGTAACGACAGCGGAAGCAAAGGCACAACTAAGCATCGCCGCAAGCGACACCGCACATGACACAAGGATTAGCAGGCTAATTACTGCGGCTCGTCAGAAGTACGAGCACGACACGCAAACCAACTTGCTGACCGCGACCTACGACGACATTTATGACCGCTTTTACGACCGGATGCGGTTGACGCAAAGACTGGTCGATGCAGTTTCGTCAGTTTCGTATTACGACGCTAGCAACACACAACAAACACTTTCGACGGACATTTACGAACTGGACCAATCGTTACAAGAGATCCGGCTCAAAGTCGATCAGCGTTGGCCAGACACTCAGACGAGGTGGGATGGGGTCACGATTCGGTACACGACGGGATACGACACGACACCAGAAACAGCCAAACACGCCATTTTGTTGTTGGTGGCTCACTGGTTTGAAAATGTCGACATGATCGTTGCCGGAAACATGGTTACGACACAAGCGTATGACGCACTTGTAGCAATGCATCAGCGGAGCAGCTATCCATGATCGGTCGCGATCGAGGAATCCGTGTTGGTGCTTTGCGTTACAGAATCAACGTCCAGCAACCAAGCAAAACAGACGGCAGCACAACGCAAGGTCAACGGATTGTTTCATGGACGAACCGGCTCACGGACGAGCCAGCCGATTACGAGTATGCCAGCGGCGGGCAGACGGCACGCGGCCGGCAAGTCGAGGAAACGGTAAGAGCGGTTTTTACCGTCCGTTACCGAAGCGGTTACACGACCGAAGAGCAGATTGTTTTCAACGGCGAGACGTTTGGCATTGTCCACATCGAGCCAGTGATGGGACGTGACAGGTATTTGAGGATTCATTGCAGAGCGGTTGTATGATCAAGATTAGCGTCAAGCAAGACATCGCCAGGGTGAATCGGGTACTCAACGAGATTCCTCAACAGATGCAGTTTGCCGCTCACGATAAGGCTTTACCAGCAGCCGGCCGAGTTGTCGCACAGCGTGCGAGAGAAAATGTGCCACGCAGTTCCTCAACCGGAACCCGAAAAAAGATGAGTCAAAAGGCAAGGGCCGCTTGGTCGCCCGAGCCATTGGCAGACATGATCGAAGTTAAGCGAGTCAAAAATCGCAAGCAGTTTGATCCTTATGTGTTGGTTGGTCCTCGGTTCCCTGAAGGCAATAAGGCCAACTTTATCCACCCGATGGTTTCGCAGACTAAAGAGCAGGTCAATTGGGGTAATCGTGCAGGAATAGCACGCAAAGAGCAGGACTTTTTAAAGCGTGCGGCTGACGAAACAAAGCCTCAACAATTGCGTGCATTTTTGCAGGCATTAATACCGGAAGTTAGACGGCAGTTGAAGAGGCTCAAAGGATGAGCGACTTAAATGCTGCGGTCTACAACGTGTTAGCCAACGACAGCAATGTGAGCAATGAGGTCGGAGCAAGAATCCGACCAGACGCAATTGATCAGAACGAAACTCTTCCGGCCATCGCGTACTGGCGAGTTTCTGGCGTTGCCATAAACGAAATGAACGGAAGCGTAAGCGGTTTGGCTCGATCGCGAGTCACCGTGGAATGCTACGCAGCTAGTCGCGAAGCCGCAAACCAATTAGCCGAGTACGTGCGAATTGCACTGATTAACGCCAGAGGCACCTACGACGGCACGAAAGTGCGGAATTTTTTAGTTGACACCCACCAACAACACTTTATCGAAAACCCTACGGACGGAAACGCGGTCTTTCGGTATGTCACCGCACAAGACTTCAACGTCCATTACATAGAGGATGTTAGTTAAATGGCAGATACAGGACATGGAGCCACGCTGACACTCAGCGAGCTGACCACCAGTTACGAAATCGTTTCGATCACTCCAGGTGGCCAATCGGTTGAATCGATCGACGTTACCCACCTCGGGTCGACCAACAAAGAGTATTTGCCTGGCGATGTTATCGAAACACCAGAAGGCACGGCGACCGTTAACTTTGATGTCGGTGCAGACTTGCCGACACCTGGCAGCACGCACACCGTTACCGTGACCTTTCCTCTCGGTCCAGATCAAACGACCACCAACAAGGCGACGTTTGCCGGCACTGGTTTCATCACCATGCGGACTTATCCAGAGCTTGTAACAGACACCGTCCAGCAGGCGGAAATCGGCTGGAAGCTGGATGGCGCAACTGGGCCGACGTTTACCGCAGGAGCCTAATTAAATGGCAGACGAAGTAACAATCGAATTGTCGGACATGGAATCCGCTCCGTGTCAGTGGGTGTTGTCGTTTGGCGATTTGCGGCATGTGGGATACGTGCAAAAGAAAACTGGTTACATCCAGTTGATCGAGCGTGTCCATCCAAACGACATGGAGAAGATTAAACAGCAGGTGCAAGATCACCTGCAAAAGCAAGACTTGCCAATCAGCCAGCCCCCGGAATCACCGGAGTTTATGCAAGGAGACGAATAAATGGGATTGAGGGAAACGGTTTTGTCTCGTCGGCAACGTCGGTATTCGCACATCGAAATCGACGGCGAGAAGGTCTGTTTGCAATCTTTGACGCAGGCGGAAACGACTCGGGTGGGGTTGGTGGCGATTGACGCGAACGGCAAGCCACTGATCGGCAAGATGGACGAGATGCGAGCCAAGACGCTGTGCTTGTCACTTGTCGACGAAGAGACGAAACAACCGCTGTTTGAAGAGTCCGAGTGGAGCCTGCTTACAGAAATTGACCCAGACACGTTTGGGAAATTGTACGAAGCAGCCGAAGCGTTAAATCTTGGCAACAACGCAAGTTTAGAACAGGACGCACTAAAAAACTTAGAACCAGCCACCGTCTAAGGATTGCGTGTCGTGTATGCCTAGCACTTGGGATTGACGACCCATGGCAATGGTTGCACGACAGCGAGCCTGAGAAGGTGGCTTTGTGGGAAGCGTTTTACAAGATCGAGCCGTTTGGCAACGAGTGGGAACGTTCGGCCATGGTAGCCAATACCGTCGCGACGATGGTTGCGGCAAGTGCTGGCGTGAAAAGCAAATCGCAACTAAGTGACTTTATGCCGGACAACTGGGATGGTCGGCGAAGCAAGAAACGCAGCAGCATTGAAGACTTCAGAAAGTTTGCGGCAAAGTATAAGAAATGACAGCCACAATTACCGCACTAGTCGCCAAAGTTGCAATGGATACCAGTGCGGTATCTGCTGGATCGGCACAGGTCCGCAAGGATGCGGCTACTGTGTCTCGCGTGTTTCGTTCGATGGAAACGGACACGGATAAGCTAGAAAAGAAAGTTTATGCTCTGCATCAACAGTATAAACGTGGTGCAATAACCGCTGAGCAGTATCAGGCTGCTTTGGCTCATCTCGAACAAAAGTACATTACTGGACCAGCCGCAGCGAAGCGAGCTTCAGATGAGACTAAACGTCTAGCTGATGAGCAACGGAAGGCTAACGAATCCGCAAGACGACTACAGCAAGGTATTGACGCTCTAGGCCGTGAAGAACGCGAACAAGAAGCTTTGTTGCGTCGGCAGGCTGAAGCATTGCGAGCGGTCAAAAAATCTACAGATGATGCTTCCGGAAGCAACAATCGGTTGCTCAGTAGCGTCAAAACAGTTGCTGCCGCTTACCTTTCGTTTCAGGGTGCAAAAGCTGGATTAAAAATTGCCAGCGACATGGAGCAGGCAGCGGTCAGCTTTGAGGTCATGACGGGATCGGCACAAAAAGGCCAAAAAGTTCTCAGCGATTTGCGAAAATTTGCAGCCTCAACACCGATTACTTTATCGGGTGCTCAATCTGCGGCTCAAACGCTGCTCGCGTTTGGCGTCAGCACAGAAAAGATCATGCCCAGCCTGAGAATGTTAGGCGACGTATCGGGGGGCAATCAAGAGCGATTTAAAAGTCTTGCCTTGGTGTTTGCAGATGTTCAGTCGCGTGGAAGGCTGATGGGGCAAGACTTGCTGCAATTAATCAACGCAGGTTTTAACCCGCTACAAATTATCAGCGAAAAAACAGGCAAGTCGCTGACCGATCTAAAGAAAGACATGGAAAACGGTGCCATATCAGCAGATATGGTAACGCAAGCTTTCCTGTCAGCCACAGGAGAGGGTGGCAGGTTCTTCGGCATGATGGACCGGATGAGCAAGACCGCATTGGGGTCTTACAACCAATTGATTTCGGCAATACAAGAGGTTGTGGGTTCGACCGTACAAGTTTTCTTGCCAGCTCTGGCCAAAACATCACAATTTCTTGAACGAGCAGTTAGGTCGGTTCAAGTGTTCGCCGGTAGTCTAAATAAAACCCAAGTACAAATGCTGACTGCGGTGGGTGCTTTCAGTGCTGCGGTGTTCATTATTCCAAAGCTGATCGCAGCAATCAGCGGGATTATCACCGCGATCCGCGCGATGACGGCTGCTCAAATTACTGCACTGGCTTTTACAGGTCCGAAAGGCTGGGCAACCATCGTGGTGAGTGCTGGGATTGCGGCGGCCGCGGTCTATGGCGTAGGCAGTGCGTTCGATGCGTACACAGAGTCGATTACCGAAGCTCAAGAACAGACTGAGGAATTGGCAGACAAGCAAGGCAAGGCTGCGTCTGGAACGGAGCGACAAGGCCGACAGTTAAGCAAAAACGAAAAGTCGTTCCACGCAATGGAAGCGAGCCTCAATAAGCAAATCCAACAGTTGACGCTTGGCGAGGAAGCTTATCGACGCCAGCAAATGTTTCAGCAGGGCTTTTCGATTGCACAGGTCGAAAAAATTTCATTTATGCATCGCGAGCTTGAATTGATCGAAAGACAAAACCAAGCACGTGAACAGCAAATGCAGCGAATGAAAGCGGACGCAGAAAACCGCAAGCGACTGCTGGAAGACGCGATGAAAAAAGGTCGCGAGTTGATGGAAAAGAACAATCCAGTGTTGGCGGTCAGCAAGCAGTTAGGTGAACTGCAAATGCTGTTAAGGATCAACGCAATCGACCAGAAAACGTTCTTCAAAGAACGGAACAAGATCCTCAAGCAATCTTTGGCACGCGATGCAATGCCGCAGGCCTCGGCGATCGAAGTAGGCTCGGCCGAGTTTACAAAGATGGTTGCCGATGGATTTAACCAAGAGGTTGACGCACAAATCCAAAAAATGGAAGAGCAGCGATTACTGCAAGCCGCTCAACTCGCAGCCACTAAGGAAACCAATCGGCGGCTGCAAGAGATGGGAATTATGAAAAGGATTATTCCCTGATGGCTATCACTTTATTAGGACAAAAACGAGACGGACAGGCCAGCGTTCGCAAGAACGGCAAGCGGCTGGTGTACGAGGAATCGTATTCCTACATCGTGCAAACCGACGACGTAAACACGACACGGTATCAAGTGCTGTCCAGCAGTGCCGTTCCAAAAGTAAACGTCACCATCGGCGGCGGCGGCTTTTCCGTCTGTAATTCGGTGGAGGCAAATCGCCGGGACCAAAACCCATTGATCTGGGATGTGCAGGCAACTTTTTCGAGCGACATTGAGGAAGACACCAGCGGAGCGGACGAAAGTCAGAGCGGCGTACCAACAGCTTGGACACCAATTGCCGAACTAGGCTTTGAGACGTTCACCGAAGTGAGCTTTACCGACGCCAACGGAGATCCGTTCGACAACTCGGCGAACTACGTTTTCCCGAATGGCATCCCACTGACTCGCACGCTCATTAAATACGATTTCGAGCAGTTCGAGGCAACATCAACGGACATTGACGAAATTGCAGATCGGAACGAAACAGTTAACAGTGCGACGTTCCAAGGACGTGCGGCAAAAACTTTGCGATTGCAAGTTAGAAAGGCCAGTATTGGTTACTACTACGGCTATCGCGTTTGGCGTGTCGCATACTCAATGACCTATAAGCCTGACACTTGGCAATTCAAAGTCGCCGATATTGGTCCCTGGTATCTTGACGGCAGCGATCGCAAAGATTTTGTCTCTGCGGACGGCAGCCGAATCATCGGCAACCTTAACGGATCGGGGGCATCGGCAACTACCGCATCAATTCTTGAGTTCGACAAATACGAGGCCATTAGCTTCGATTTTCTAAGGGTGCAAAATGGCTAACGAAATAACGGTTCAGTCGCAGTTGCGAATCAACAGCGTCAGCGGAGCGTTGCCACCTCTGACGCATCAAAAACAATTTACGGTCGACCAGACCAACAAGGAAAAGGTCAGCTTGACTGTCGATTGTTCGACGACGACGGCATCGATTGATCTTACCGGGCTGACGGCCAAAGGTTTTACGTATTTTGAAAACATCGGAACCAGCCAATCGGTCATCGTCGCGATTGGCACGAATGACGCATTTGTGGTGCCACCATCGACGGGCTACGCGGTCAAACTGGTAACAGCGACAACGTACGTGGCGAAAACTGCATCTGCCACCTCAACGCTAGTGGTAGAAGGTTATGCCGATTGAAGACGAGATCGTCTACGGATTCAACAAGGAGCAGGCGACTGAGCTGGTCGGCAGCTTAGGCCAGCGTGACTTTCGTGCTCCGTTGCATGATGGTCTTTTGGGAGGCGATAGAATTGGGTATCTGGTGCATACTGGCAGCGGTGTAACTGCAAGGTCAGGAACTACCGCAGGCAGTGGCACTGTAACTATTTGCACATTATCCAGCGGGACCATTACGACCACTTCGACCACGATAACTGCTTACAACATTGCCGAGGTTGCTGTGCCAGGTTCTTGCTACGCAATTACTCGGTCAATCGGCGGCCAACAAGTCATTGACCCACCGTCAGTCACCGACCTGCAAGTATCGACGACTGCACTGCAATTGCGTCGCAACTGTGGCTGGACAACCTGGCACACCGGCGAGGACTGCACAACATGAGTCGAGTGCTTTTTAACAGCGGCGTGATGCAGTTCCGCAGCAATCAGGTTCAGGTGATTCCTAGCGGTTCGACGGCGGATGATTGTGTTTGCTGTGGTGGTGGCTGTAATTTTTGTCCAGACAATCCTGGTGGTCCCTTTGCAGATGCAGAATGGACGCAAACTATAACCGGATTGCCTTCGAATTATCGCGTATCAGATACAGCTGGAAGTGACGTAGTTTACGAATGGGATTTTTCGTTCGCAAATGGTGTTTATGTGCTTTCCACTGATGGCGTGTGCGGGGTCAATGATTATGTAGAAGTCGGAACGCTATCGGTCACTACGAGAGAATGGGGGATTGGAACCGGGTGTGCCAGTGGTACGCTCCCCGTTTCATCAGTTGCAACAAGAAATTATACACTTAGCGTTACGCAAACAGGTTTTTCGGCAACTGTTGACATACCTGCAATGAGTTTAGGATTCAGAAACTTTACCGCAAACTTTACAAGTTATGACGAATGTGTTGGCGGGACACTAAACCTTTCAAAGACGGTTAATTATTGTCCGCTTGATGGCAACCCGCAGCAATCAATAACCCACAATTACAGCTTTAGTTCGGTGTTTAATGGTTTGTGAAGATTGCAGTACACCCCATCGTTTTACTTCGTCTACATCAAGGCGGGTTTGCAGGTTGTGCGGCGGAAAGCTTATCAGCCTATCAACTGATTACGCTCCACCACCCGACACCCGAGGATACCGCAAAGCCGAAATATGCCGCTCCAACCAATGCGGCCAATACGACGAAGCAAACGACGCTTGCCAACTTGTGATCGCAATCGGCAAGCGAAAAGGACAGAAACGAGCCGGGAAGATTTCCTGGCTGTATAGCAATCCAGACGCAGAATGTCCGCACGATCCTCCTATGTGGAGTGGTGGGAGTAATGGAAACTCAATGGCAGACGGAACAGGCTAGTCGCAACGTTCTTTTAATGCGTTGGGTCGGAAAAGGTCGCAGCGACGATCCAACATCAATCCTGCTAATCGGTGATGCCCATTGGGATAATCCAAAGTGCGACCGAGAGTTGTTGACGCATCATCTCGACGAAGCGTTAACCAAGAATGCACCTGTGCTGATAGGCGGTGACTTCTTCTGTGCCATGCAAGGGAAGTGGGATAAAAGGTCGAATAAAAACGACCTGCTACCCGAGCATCAAACGGGATCATACTTGGACGCATTGGTAAAGACCGCTGCGGACTACCTGGAGCCTTACAAGTCGATCATTAGGCTAATCTGCCGAGGCAATCACGAAACGTCGATTTTGTCTCACCATGAAACGGACCTGACCGAAAGACTCGTCCAAACGCTTAAAGATCGCGGAGGTGTGTGCGAAGCTGGCGGGTATGCTGGCTGGGTCAAATTCATGTTTGCTAGGAACCTCAGCAAACCGGACGGCAACCCTCGTTGGCAATCAAAAATCAATCTGCATTATCACCACGGATTTGGCGGCGGCGGTCCAGTCACGATGGGAAAAATCGATTTTAACCGATACGCGGTTCAGGTCGAGTACGATATTCTTTGGGCACAGCACGTTCATAACACTGAGATTTTCGACACTCGCTGTGCCGTGTTAAACGAGTCTCACAATGTCGAACATAAGCCTCGCTGGCACGTACGAACGCCATCCTACAAGGAAGAGTACCAAGACGGATTCGGCGGATTCCATGTCGAGAAAGGGCGAGGACCGCGACCGCTGGGCGGTGTGTGGCTAGAATTTTACAGGCCGCGAAACGAGCGAGATAAGCACGCGGTGTTGCCAGTCAGAACCAAGGAATAGAGAGCCAATGCGATGTGGAAAAAGATCAAGCAATGGCTCAGGGCGTCCGACAGCGTGCCATACGATTCGGTGGTCAACCTAGAAGACGCATTCGTGTGGGAGTGCGAGATTTGCCACGCACGCAACTACGCCGACTATGTGCCAATGGAGCCTGGATTCGAGGAAATCCAGACGATTAAAGACCACAACGAATCGGAAGAAGGCCAGGTGATTGAAGTGGTGCCGGGCGATGTGGCTCGGGCACCATATACGGTCCAGTGCGAA